GGTATAAATTTGCCTTAAATATAAATTTGCCTTAAATATAAATTTGCCTTGATTATAAATTTGCCTTGATTATAAATTTGCCTTAAATATAAATTTGCATCAAAAGTAAATTTGCATCAAAAGTAAATTTGCATCAAAAGTAAATTTGCATCAAAAGTAAATTTGCATCAAAAGTAAATTTGCATCAAAAGTAAATTTGCATCAAAAGTAAATTTACCTTGATCTTAAATTTGCCTTAAAAATAAATTTGCATTTACCTATTGCTATTTATATATTTTTATATATAATAGGTTTATGTTTAATAAAAGTAAGGAGTTATAAAACATGATAACTAAAGAAGAACTTAAAAAGAATGGTTGGACTGTAGTTCCAAATGGTGTTTGGTTTGGTGTTGACTATGCCGAATCACACAAAGTAAATGTATTAGATGTACTTACAGATTTGTTAGACCTAGACACAGATGTTGAGGGTTATAACTTTGTCGTGTGTGCATATAAAAAAGAAGGGGGAAATGATGAGTAAAGTAAGATGTAATAACTGTGATGAAGTTTTTATAAATGATGATGAACTTGAAATAATGCAAGACAATGACGGACACTTTAAAGGGTGTTCAACTTGTAGAACTGATAGTTATTTAATGGATATAGAAGGGGGAAATGATGAAAGCATATATTGAAACAGATGAGCAGTATCTAAAAAGAAAACACCAACAACATTACCAGCATTTAACTTGGGATGAGTTTATTACGAATGAAAAGTTAGAGTTAGTTCATGTAGCAATACAAGAACTGCAACAGGAGTTTAATATTCCTGATAATAACTTACATTTAGAAAATGCTTTTAAATTCACAGAAGATTTAAGAGAAGATTACTACAAAGGGGGAAATGATGAGTAATTATTCATATCAAGAAATAGTAGAAGAAGGCATAGAAGTCTGTGCTAGTTGCGGAAGTGCAAATATAAATTTTAATCAAAATAAACAAGACAAAAGTAAACCTATAGAGCATTGCTTTGATTGTGATTATTCGGAGGGCATAGCAACTTGTATGCCTAACGATTTGCATTTTTATCAAGAAGCAAAAGAAACATTTAATAAATTACAGGAGGTGGATAATGTCTAAAGAAAAAATATATGAAATTGGCTTTGATGATAAATATATGGGAGACCATAAAGGCGAATGGGATGCATGGTTTATCAGCGACTTGATTTGCCTTACAGGTGGTAATGTCTCTTGTACTGCAACAGATTATGTTGAAGTAGATACAGATGATTATAAAAAAAGAATTTGCGTCTACATCGATCTTATGAAGTTTGTTTGTTATGTAGGTGACAAGCATGAGTATTCAGCAAAAGACCATTTAGCCTTTCAAGGATTCTGTACTAAATATAATCTTAAATATGAGGAGTGGTGTGATGAGTCTAACTAAAAAACAAATAATAGAAAAACTAAAAGATGTGAAGTATTTTACTGACCATATTTTAAATGAAAAGATTGATGCTTTTGAAGATGCCTTGATTGATGAGAGGCAAAGCGAAGATTTTGATTATGGCTATATAGGTTATTTAGGTAATGAAGTTTATATGGCTCAACAATTACATAAAACAATATTTGAAATAATAGGAGAAGAAGATGGAGATTAAATTAAGTAGAGATGAGTTTAAAATTGCAGTATTAGACTATGTAAGAGATAGATATGAATTTAATATAAAAGATGAGGAGGTTGCAGATGAGTTATGGATAAATTTATATAAACCCAACTATACATATTTAAAAGATAAAAATGGTGAAATAAAAAAATGTAAAAATGGTTATATGCAAATAGACCATGGAAAAACAAGATACGAAAAAGATTCGCATGAATTAAATGAATTAGATGAAATTTGTATCGTTATATAAATTTGCGGTAAAGGTAAATTTGCCTTAATGGTAAATTTGCCTTTATCTTTTTAAGTGTCTAGCGAATTGTCTGTTGATCTCTCTATGCAAAGTGCTTTTAATAACTTTTTCTCCAACCTTATAAAAATCAATAAACTTTCTATGCTTAATAAATGGAGTAAAGGCTACAAGTAATTTAAGACCCTCTCTACCCTTTCTACCTTGCCTTTCCCATATACCATAAGTCTTAGAACCCTCTCCTTTAGGTATACCTTGGAAACGCGATCCTTTTCTTTGTGAATCTTTTGTTTTATCAACTCTACCCAATAAACCACCTTTTGCGGATAGCTTCATTATGTTTCCATATTTGCCTTTCTTGTATTCTCCATCTTTAGTTGGTGAGGCGTATTTTTGCCTTCTTGCAGGTTCGTTTTCTCCTGTGTATATGTAATGCAAAAACTTAACCGCCCAATCTTTAACAATAACTCTTGTAGCTAATCTATTACTTTTAGGTTTAGCAAAGTTAGATATAACAACAGACTGTACAGTTTGTGGTCTTGGATTGTCTAATTTATCGTTAAGATGTGATCTTTCAGCATTTACAACCCTTTCTCCTGTATAGTTCATGGCTCTTGCCATAATCTTATTAAAATCTCTTTTGTTTAAATCTTTGTCTAATTGTTTTCTTACATCTTTTAGATTGTCTTTTACTGTTATTCTCATACTAAATTTGCCTTAATACTAAATTTGCCTTAATTATAAGTTCTCGTAATGTTCTATTAATTTATTAATATACCATACAGATTTCTTACAATCCTGAATATTTGCGTCTTTGTATGATTCACGCCATAAATACTGCAGCGCTGCACCTTTTAAAAAGCCTTTATATTCCTCTTGTGTTAGTGCTGCCTTGATCCCGTCTATACATTCAATAGAGCCCTGTCGGTAGTGTGGTGGTGCGTTTACTAAATCAATTTTATTCTTACTCATTTTTTTTCTTCTCCTTTTTCTTTTTAAATATCTTATCCCAGTTATCATCAATCTTTTTCTTATCTTCTGGCCTACGACTAGACCCCTTACCACCATGCCATTTAGTCATGACAGAAACAGGTCATTTGCTCATCATCAAATAAATCTTTATTTGTTTTTGATAAGTCTACTAGCTCTATATAACTAATATCTTTAATAAATCTATTTGTTTTGTGTTCTATATGTTTTTCAGTATTAAATTTTTCCTCTTGGGTAATCCACCAATCTGCCATATCAGGTCTTTCTTTTAGTATAGAGGTAAGTGTTTTCTTTCCTTTTAAAAAACATAAATCACAATTACCAGCAGGAGTTTTACCATTTAGATTAGACAAATTTAAGTCAAAGTTTTGCTTATTCCAAAAATTGTATATATCTTCTTTAGTTACTTTTGCTTGATATAAAGGCACTAAATTAGACCATTTTTGATAATCAGCATTTCTAGCAGATATAGCTCTTCTAGGCTCATCATATCTAAGACCAAGTATGTTATCCCACGTTTTGTAACCTTTAGCTTGCATAAACCTGTAAAGAACTTTTATTTTAAGCTCTGAGCTACAGAATCTATTAACAGCGTTTGGTAGCTTTCCTCTTTGTTCTACCAATCTTTCAAACGGCTCACCATTTCTTGATGCAGTTCCGTATGTAACCTCTCTTGTCCTATGTATGGGTTTTTCATCTCCAAAGTAATGCTCTAACCAATATATCTTTATATCCCATTTATCCCCAACATCTTTTACAAAATCTAATGTTTCAGGTGCTTCCTTCCCTGTATTTGCAAAAGCAACATAAATATCATCAGGCAAAACCCCATTATAGGCATCTAAAATTTTATGCAACATATAACCTGATGTTCTACCACCTGAAAAAGATATTATTGATGGAGTTGGTATTTTATACGGATTAAACATAATCAACTCTTTGTATATTTACAGATTTATCTAATTTGCTTAATAGTTCTTTTGCTCGCATAAAATCTTGTGGAATACATCTTAATAATTCTTCTATGCTAAATATCATAATATCTTTTTCTTTTTTATGTATTTGCTCTAATATTCCTTTCTCGTCATCCGTATCACAAACAAGAGCTGTCTTTTTATCAAAGTTAAAACATTTACAATTAGGCTGAATCATAATGTAGCCACTTTTTTCGCATTTGATATTTAACTGCTCATAAGCTCTTATCATCATATCAACCATAGTAATTTGCTTTTTTAGTGGATCAGATCGTAAAGAATCTTTTAACAGTTGCTCTGCTCTACAAAACTTTATCTCAAAATCTACACCTGTCATTTTAAAGATACGTTTTCTATGTCCCCACTTAACACGAGTCTCTAATTCATAGATTCTTAATTCTTTTAATTTATCTTCTAAAGTTTCTTGTATATATGTTTTCATAATTTAACACCTAAAGTGGGCGATCATAATTTGGGTGTTTGGGTGTTCCTAAAGGAACACACCCCACCCCACCCAAAATATTTAATGATTTACACCCAAATACACCCAAAAATACCCAAGCTACACCCAAACTAACACCCAAACTAATCATTTGAAATTTGACTGTAATCCACCATATTCTATGTGCTGATATCCTACATGGGATATATGTTTTACTAAACTTTTATTGACTAATTCTTTTAATCTGTCAGCTATGGCTTCTTTTTTCATTGGATTCTTACCATCCATTATTCTTCCTTCTAAATCAGCAGGCATATATAACTGATCTTGAGGATTTTCTGGATTGTCTATTCTTGCACAATCTTTTAAAGCATCTAATACTTTCTGTTGTTTAGCACTAATGACCTTATCTGTATTTTGTATAGGCATTTCATTATCTTCAACCTTAACTAAAACAGCAGACTTTTTATCTTTGCTTTTACCTAGATTCTTTACAGTATCCATTCTAAAGTTAATAGAGGGCATATTCATATCTTCTTTATTTAGTGTTTGGCTCATCTTTACATACATAACCTTTTCTTCTAAACCTAATACACCGCCAGTGTTATCTTCATCTTTTCTTTCAATATAAAACTCAGAATCAACAGAAGCAGGTAACACACTTGAACCCCTACCTCTTCTGATCCCATTAGATTTACTACCAGCATGACCAGTATGATGAATTAACATTATGCAAGCACCAGTCTCAAACTTTAATCTATCTATCCTTTGTATAAAAAGATTCATGTCTGACGTGCTGTTCTCGTCGCCAGAACCAAAGTTTCTCTGAAGGGTGTCCACAACTATTAAACCTAATTTGCCAAATTCTTTTTTAGCTTGATGTGCTTTTGCTAATACATCTTCATAATCTTCATCGTCTAATATTCTTGCAGGCCTATTACTAACTCTAAATTTTTTACCCTTTAACGATGTTTCAAAATGGTCTTCCCAAGCTAAAATACGCTTAAATATAGATTTCTCACCCTCACCACAAAAATATAAAACACCTGATTCTTCTGTGTTATATCCATACCATTCTGTGCCTGTAGCAATAGAAAGCATCATAGATATACCTACAAAGCTCTTACCCGCCTTAGGTTCAGCATATATAGAAACTACAGTCTCTTTTTCTGCAATCTTATCTATTAACCACTCTGGCGGTCTGTCATTAGCTGCCATTTCATCGTATGAAAGAAACTCAAATTCATTACCGCCAACATATATTTTATTTTCAGCTGCATAATCTTCTAATGCTTGCGAATTTTTAAAATAACCAGATTCTAACGCATCATACAAATCATCTTTATCTGCAAATTCTGCTGGTGGTTTTATAATACTTACGCTACAACCATTCTTTTTTAAATACTTATGTAATCCTTCAGCACATTTTAGACCAGCCTCATCATTATCTGGCCATATCCATACATCTCTTCCAAATATAGGACTCCAATCTGCTTTCTCCCAACTATTAACTCCACCATGCCATGTAGCACTATCACCTTCATATATTGCCTCACAGCCTCTTAGAGCCTTCTCACCCTCATTTATTATGATCGGCTTGTCTTCATGCTTATTTGTAAAATAAATAGGTAATTTGCCCTCTGGTCGCTTCATAGACCATGTGCCGTCATCATTAAGACTAAAAGGTGCGTATTTCATTGGTAAATTTGCATGACGCAATACCATAAAATTATCTGCATATTTTAGTTTTACTTCTGCTGTTCTATAAAGCTCAACCATTTTTTCCCTAGAGAATGACCTAGCATTGCTTGTGGTTTTATTTTTAGGGGTATCAAAACCACTTAATAAGGAGTCATTAGAATGCAATGCTAAGTCATAACCATACTGTTTTAAAACTGTGTTGACATCTTGATTTAGATGTTTAATTAAATCTATTACTCCCCCACCGACTCCTTCTTCGTGATCGTAAAAAGTACCCTCTGATAGATTTAGAGCCATTGACCCCTTACTACCCCATCTAAGCTCGTTAGATGAGGTTTTAGTGGGTTCTCCTAGTAGTTGCTTTGCAACGTCAGGCGCAATTCTTATCCAGTCTACTGAATGCATCAGAAAGGAATATCATCATCAGATAATTCATTCTTTTCAACCATCTCCTGCACTTTATCAGCAAGACCATCATTAGGACTTTTAAATGTATCCTCCACTGGCTTCTCTTCATCTGTGTACCAACTAGGTATAACAAACTCAGCACTTCTAGGTGCAAACTTTGCAAAGCTAAATGATAGCTCTGAAGAGTTACCCATTCCTACTTGTATAGGTTTAGAGCCTTCGTACTTTACAACTGGCAAGTTAGCTGAACTAGAATCCATTTGATTCCAGAAGCTACCTAGTATGTTGTTAAATGCACTTGACTCAGCATAAGTAAATCTCTGCCACAAATAAGCATGTTGTGCGCCTTGCGGAAAGACCCAAGCACTAAATGCTCTTTTGTAGTCGTCTGCTGGTTTAGGACTTACGACCCCAAACTTATCGTCCCAGTGATATTCAAACCCTTCAGCTTTTGTATATCTACCCCATCCAGATTTGAATGTTGCAGGATCAAGCTGTAAATATTGAAACTCAACTGGTGTTTCACCATTAGCAAAAAACTGTTGCTGCATAGTTTTAAAAGCAAGATAAACTTGCTGACCCTCATTGGAACTTGACATTCCGCCTAGTATATCCATATATTCTCCATATTAATGTATCGTTAATTCGATACTGTTTAAGTAATCAGTTTCAAGTTGGCTGTAACACCTTTCCTTGAAACTTTCATAATCCTCATCATTAACTATGTGTAACATTTCACACGCTAATGAGATTCTTTCATAGGATTCCCTACAAAACTCTTCAAAACCCTCTTGTAAAAGATAACTATTCAAATCCATTTGCTTTTTGTATGATTTCATCTAGCCTTTCGCATATTTCTGACAATGGACACATATAAGTACATTGCCAATTAGGTTTTTTAACACTAGTCACTAAAAACAAAGGCAAGACACACATTATGTCTCTGCGATCATATTTATAAATTAAAATTGGAATTAAATTATCACCAGCACTCTCTACTGCTTGCTTCCACCATTCATTCTTGTAAACAGTCTTTTTGCCATTGTTTTTATATCTTTTACATTCTATAGCAAACTTATCCCAGTAAACATCGGCCATGCCCTTTGTTTGGTATTGATCTAAGTTTCTTTTTACTCTTGTATCTATTCCTTTAGATTCAAGTATTGTATTAATCTTATTAACTATAACCCTCTCAAACGCTGCACCCTTGTTTCTGCTGTTTACCATTAATCTAACTCTTTAATCATCCATATAAAGGCTATAACACTAATTACAGCTCCTACAGCCACTAATCCAAATACTGCACCAATCAAATATAAAATCCAATCAAGC